AGTGGTGCACCAGCAGTATCAGCAGCACCAGAAACAGCACCTCAAGTAAGACCAGTAAGTGGTGCACCAGCAGTATCAGCAGCATCAGAAGGAACAATAGTAAGACCAGTACATGGTGCACCAGCAGTATCAGCAGCACCAGAAGGAACAGTATCTCAAGTAAGATCACCAGTTACTGTACCAGCACCAACAGGAGCAGCATCAGAAGGAACAGTATCTCAAGTAAGATCACCAGTTACTGTACCAGCACCAACAGGAGCAGCATCAGAAGGAACAATAGTAAGACCACCGGTTAATGTACAATCGGAAAGACTAACAGCGTCAGGAATTACACAAACCATTGAAAGATTTACTATAGCACAAGCCGATGCAATAACAAGACAAGCAACAGCTCAGGCCGATGCAATAACAAGACAAGCAATAGCTCAGGCCAATGCAATAACAAGACTAAGAACAGAATTTCCAAATAGTCTTGCCAATTTATCAGGTGAGCGAGAATTTATGCAGGAAATTATAAGGAATACCGAAAGACAATATATCGATGACGCAATTAAAACTAATAGAGCAGCTGAAGATGCAATATTACGATCATTAATTGATATTCCAAGGCCTGTTGCATACCCAAATGCACAACCACCACGACCATTAGATGCGCAAGGAATACAAAGCACACCACCAACGCCTAGAAATGATCCAACACGTCAAAATATAACATCATATCAACGAGAAAAATTGATTCAAGGTACAAACCCACCAATTACAGCACCAAGACCATCGCCAAATCTTTTTGGTGGTCTTAGAGTTGCAGGTGCAATTACTGCCGCTACTGCCGGTTTAACTGGTCAGAGCGCTATGGATATTTTAACCAGTTTAGGTATTGTCAGTGGTTTAGTATTATCAGATAATGCAACTAGATATATGGGAAGATTTGTAGGAAGTTTTATTTTAGCAAGAGTTCCTGTTATATCAGTTTTAGCAAAAGTTTTTTTTGCTGCTCAACGCGCAAGACAAGAAGATTATATAGGCGCCTTTTTGGATTTGTCTTCCGGCTTCGTTAGTGTTTTCGGTCTGGCCGGATATGCTACATCTGTGGCTTTGGATATTGGAATAATAATTAGAGATATTATTAATCATTTTCAGACAACATCTGATTTACGAGATATGGTTATAACTGATAAACAACAAGCAGAAATGATAGAAATTCTTAGGCCTTTGGTTATTACGGCGCTTTATAATTTAATATATAATGCTCCTCCATTATCATTACCAAATGGGCAATTAGTAGAAAATGGTGACTTACGGGAATTGTATAAAGCAGCAAGAGTAGATTCACCTGAAGGACATGCGCTATATGAATTCATAGGTGCAGAAACAATGGTAAGTCTAGGACAATTATTTGAAAGAGAACAAGGCAACGGATTATTACAACGAGGAACGGCTAGAACAGAGCAAAATATTAGAGAAGGATTCCAAAGAAGAATGCAATCCTTATCTAGACAATCCGCACCACCACAATCTAATAAAGATGTACAAGAAAAAAGTGCCGATGCCGATTTAATTGAAGATCAAGAATATGAAAAAATTATTTTTGATGCCGATTCAATTAAATTTGAAGGGCTAGCTGATGCTACCAAAAATGCTTCATTTAGTGGTGGTATCGATTTAGGTAGTATGATTAGAGGTGATATATCGGGACTAGGTAATGGCACTTTTAGAGAAAGTAATACACAAAGAGGACAAAATGGCAGATTTCCAGTTGGGACACCCGAGGCCGCTATGGCATTTTTTATATCAAAAGGTTGGACACCAGAACAAGCTGCAGGTATTGTAGGTAATTTATATATTGAATCTGGTCTTAATCCAGCTGCTCATAATAAACGCGAAGATGCCCGTGGTATTGCCCAATGGCGTAATGATACCAGAAATCCAAGTATTGGTAGACAGACCAATTTTAGAAATTGGTCTGGTGGCAGAGAAATTTTTGATACACCTTTTGAAACACAACTTGAATTTGTACAACATGAATTAATGAGTACTCATAGAGAAGCTGCTCGATATCTTCGTGGCGCAACCACAGCAGAAAATGCTGCAGCTATTGTAGATGAATCTTATGAAGTATCTGCAGGTATTCATCTTCGTGAAAGAATTGCTCTTGCTCGTCAGTATCTTACACAATATCAAAGACAACCACAAGCACAAGCACAGCCTCAAACAAATCCAGCTCCATCAACCGGAGCTAGTTTATCACAAGCTGGTACGAATATGGTTGCCGCAGATCAACAAAGAGTGAGAGTAATGCAAGGACTAATTAATAGTAGTATGTTACAAGGAGCGCCGGAACAATCTCCAACTTCAATGCCACCATCTAATAATCCTAGAGGACAAAATTCACCAGCCGAAATACCTTTGCGTTTTAGATTGGAATCAACTTTTAGTTATAGACCATCATAAGGTAAAATAAACATGGCAAAGAAACCAAGACAACCAAAATTAGATAGCATACTCAATAGTCCTGAAAATATAAACATGAATGATGCTGTGCGCGCACAAATCGAAGCAGCACAAGCACAAATTGATAAAGAAACAAAAGAAGCAAAGCAAGCAGCAAAAGAAGCAAAGCAAGCTGCAAAAGAAATTGCGCAACAATTAAAAAAAGCAAAAAAAGAATCAAAACAAACTGAGAAAAAAGTACCAGAAGAAGAAAAAGATTCTTTTAAAGATAAGATTTTAAAACTTGATATTGAAGAATTTAATAAAGTTTTTCCATTACTTGAAAAAATAATGGCGAGTAAAAATAATAAAATTGGAAATAATATCGCATCAACCGATTTAGACTATAATAGTAATACAGCATCAACGGATCTAGGTATTAATACTAATACAGCATCGACAGATTCCAGTTATTATATTTTAACTGATATAGTAAGTAGTCAACAAACTAGTATTAATATTTTAAAAGAAATACTTACTGTTCTAAAAGGTAGTAGTGGTAATAGTGACGGTGGCGGTGGGCTTGATATTGATATTAACGGATCTGGAAGAAGATCTGGTGGTGGGGGATCGAGATCCAATGCTACACGCGGAGGCCGTGGAAAATATAGCGGTTTATTAAAAACATTTATTCTTGGTTTGACAGCCGTCGCTGGTTATATCGGATATAATTATTTAAATAGTTCTTCAAATGATGATGAAAAATTAAATGCCGAACCATCATCTACTCCTCCACCAGTACCAGCTACACCACCAGCAATAACACCAATCCCTGAATCACAAATTTTTGATCGTGGTGAACCAGCGCCGGAACCTTTAACACAACAAACACAAGATATTAGAGTAAATGCTGGTTCTAATATACCTAGAGAAATGACTTTAAATCCGGTAGCAACACCGAGTGGAATAAGACTTAATGCTGGTATTGATACTACCTCTGCAATTAGATTAAATCAATCAATAGTTCCATCAATACCATCAATTAGTCTCAATTCCACAAATAGAGTAAATCAAACTCGTGCTGATCTTGCTGGTATAACGGCTGCACAATTAATGGGTAGAAATCAACAGCCGGCGCAAAGAATTAATAGTAATACCGAAAGGATTTTTAATAATTTACCGAGACCTGAATATGGACTTATAAGTCCTAATGTTAATAATTATAATCACGAACCAGTACCGCCGCCAGCGCAAAGAGTAAGTCCAACAATACAAATTATAAGACCTATTGAAAACTATGTAAGAAAACTTAATGAATTAGATAGAATAGAAGAATCTAATAATAATTCAGAAGGAATTACAAATCCTAATAGTAGTTTATTGACTGAAAGATCTAGTTTAGAAAATGGTTTCATACAAAGTTTATCAAGATTAAATAATATACCTATAGCCGAGCGGCCATCACCACCTGAAGGCACCTTTGAGCGTTTAAATTTAATTAGACAAAGACAAGGCGCACCAGAATTACCACCAATTCCAGGACCACGTGGCGGTGCATTTGCAGGTGAACAGGATAATACAAACGCATCGTTAGTATCGTCGAGTTCTGTTGGTGATTATAATCCAGAACCAATGCCATTCCAAAGAACTATAGCTAGTATACCACAAGAGCAAAGATCACGTATTTTATTGGCTGGTACTACCGCGGCTCAACTTATGGGCAGAGATGCACCACAGGCGGGAAGAATTAATAGTGATGTCGAAAGGGCTTTTAATGCTATACCACAAGCAATAAATTCACCCGAAGGTAGTAGAACTCAAAGGACATTAGGTTTTACACCAGAACAATATGGCCCACCGGTTCCAATAGCACAGCCAGCAACAGCAGTAACATCTGCAGCACCAGCGTCACCAATACCAGCTATGGCTATATCAAAAACACCTCCCGCAGCATCTGCAACATCCACGGCTATACCAAAAACACCTCCTGCAACATCAGCACAACCAGAAGATGCAATTGCCGCGGCGCTGGCTGCCGCGCGTGCAAGAAGATTACGAGAGACAGAACTTATTACTGGACAAGCTAGTGCATTTGCTGCAGGGGTAAATCGGATGGCAGCACCATTAACAAGAGCTCTTAGTGGTGTACAGGAAAAACGAGGAGATACCGTTGAAGAGGAAGATGGTGTCAAACAATATAAAGCAGATGAAATAGTATTCAAGGCCGATAAATTTGATTTTGGAAACAATCAAGATTCTTCTACATCATCACCTGCGCCTGCGGCCTCGCGCGCGCCGTCTTCAACTAGTGGATCTGGACCTGGACCTGGATCATCTTCATCAACAGCTAGCGCTACTGGAACTTCAACATCAGCAGCAACACCTATGCAACCAACTATAGTTACAGGTCCAAGAATGGCTAGGGATTCTGCTGCAAATGCAGCTGCCGAAAGAATTATGCCGTCGACACTACAGCCTCCCGCTGCAACTGGACAAAATACAAGAGCACCAGGAGGACAACAACGCTCAGATGTAATACCTCAAATTGATCCTAATAACCCAGGTCCATTAGAACCAGCTAATGCTGGATCCAGATATGCTAGACTATTTGGTATGGGTGTGGCGGCATAAAAAAGGGAGGCTTTCGCCTCCCTTTTCAGTATTAATTTGCAAGTCGCTTAAAGAATTCCAAATCCTCACCGTCATCATCATCTGTATTAGTAGATGGTGCAGAGCGAGCAGGTGCTTCACGTTGAGATGTTGATTCCTTCCAAGGGAGTTCATCCTCATCTTGCTTACGATTAGCTGCGGCCTGACGAGAACCAGCAGGAGTGCTTTCATCAAGATTAAGAACCTTATTCAACTTAGCCTTAAGTTCCTCATAGGTCTTAAAGTTAGAAGAAGAAAGGAATGCCTGAAGAGAATGCTCTTGCTTCCAAACAGACTCAATTTGATTATCATTTTCAAAAAGAGGAGCCGCAGAAGCAAATTCAGACTTATCGTAATTGCGATAACCTTCGACATTACGAATCTTAAGCTTGAAATTAGCACCAGACCATGGATCGAAAGGATTCATTGGTTGCTCATCGGCAAACTGAGGATTCATAGCTTCATTGAGCTTATCATAAATCTTCTTACCAAACTTGAACAGCTTAACCTTACCGTTATTTTCGGGATTAGCTTGATCCTGGATAATATAGATATTGCTGATAAAAGTCAACTTACGCTTTTGAGCACGTGCCTGTTTACGTGTAGGTGAATTGTCATCCTCGGAAATATTCCAAAGCTTGGAATTCAATTCACCGACTGGATCGGTCTTACCAAGAGTTGTAAGAGAGTTTTCGATATACCAAAGACCAGTTGGACCCTTGAATCCATGTTCAAACATGCGAATGAAAGGAACATCTTCTTCATCGGGGGCTGGGAGGAAACGAATAATTGCAAAGCCATTGCCTGCCTTATCAACATTAGGATACCAGAAACGATCATCACCCTTACTGGATTCACCTTGTGTGTTGAGTTTGGCAAGTTCTGCGGTAAGCTTTTCAAGTGAGTTCTTACCAGAATTCTTCTTAAGTTGTGAAAAGTCCATATTGTATTCTCCGTGTATTTTGTATATTTGTATGTTTGTGTATCAGTATGATAGTGTTGGAATTCCAACACTATTATTTATCCAACGGTTTAACGGTAACATATCTAGCCCCACCGTCCCAAGGCATCGAAGGAATATCAATAAAGTCAATCTTTTGATCCATATAATTTGGAAGAAAAACATTTTTGATATAACTGTCATTATCAATCCCAAAGATGTTATTTGAATAAGCAAGTAACCATTCCTTAGAACCTACTACATTATACATTATTTCATTGCGCAAGTCAATAGGCATTTCAGTAAATGACCATGTACCAATACACAAATCCGCACTTGTAAGATCATTATAATCACCAGTATAACTAATATCATTCAACTTAAGTTGTTGGTGAAAATAGCGTTGGATATTTGAAACTTCAGGAAAATCATAGATGACATACTTACCTTTAAAACCAAGCTTATAGATAATCTCAGCCATTTCTCCAATACCTGCACCAAATTCAAGAATTGTATTAAGACTTGCAAGTTTGTCAGGTGTATAACCACAGTTAATCAAATGTGCCATATGCTGAATGCGATTCATTGTGGTATTAAAATCACCAAACAAACTATAAATTGCAAAATCTTCTTGGGATCCATATCCAATCATTGGATCTTCCAGTGCTACTTTATAGCGTTCATCTTTTCTTACTGCTTCCATAACAACACTCACATAATCAAAGATGTTATTTCGAGTCATAAATGGAACAGACATTACGGAAGTCCAAACTTTGAATCGATTTTTGGGCAACGTATTAAAGTCATGAAGAAAAACTTCACGCATCGTTGTCCAATAATTACCATCATTCACTGACCTAGCTCGAAGCATTTTTTGTGACATAATTGACTTTGAGTCAAAATCTGGATATAATGGCGCTGGAGAATTACTTTTACTACTACCAGAAGTACTATAATTAAAAAAGTTTGTCATTTATTGTTCCTTATGTATTACTGTTTCCATAACAAAATCTATCACTAATTTTTTAATTTTTTCTTTATCATACTTAATAAACGGTGTGTATTTCTTGATAAGAAGTCCAATATCATCCCACACAATATCGCCATTAAGTTCTTTATCCCAGTGCTTAAAACATCTGGAAATATCCACCAATACACATAAAGTTTCTGCAGATATAGAATCACTACAGAAAAGCTTAAGTAATATTGGATGTTGATTATCTCTAACTATAAAATTTTCATCAAACTTTTCATTTAGTTTCTTAAGATCACCAGAAACTACATAAGTCAGAGATTGACTTCGTTTCAACCAGTCAAGATATATTTGTTCTGATGAATCATCATATGCTAATTCTCTAATCCAACATTTAGGATTTTGTATAAAATTAGCGAGCATAAGATTATGTGCATCTCTATGCTTAGCCATTTTTTCAAAAAAGAATTTATCTTTGCGCTTATTAAAAGAATCTACACTCCCGGATACCTTACCTTTATATTTAAAATAGTCATATCCAGGAGAGTTAAAATGGTTCCGAAGTGCAAGATAATCTTTATACACCTCGAATGATGTCATACGGGTAATCGTGCAGTCTTCTTAAGGATATTTAAATTTTCGGCCTCACATGTGATAT